AAGGGGTTATGCGTATATGTCGACTGCAATTTTCCCCATTCGACTAAATTTTATACAAAAATAAGACTTTTTCTAGGCAAAATCATTGCTATAACTGGGATCTCAGAATATATATAATATTATTTAGTGGGTATTTCTAGTCAAATCAAAAATGTTACTTATAAATCAATTTTTAAGTAATCGGTAGGTATTAAATAGTAGGTTTATTTAGTGGTTAATTGTTAACAAGAATTAAGTAAAAAATAGAAGAATAAAATATAAACAATTAGAGAATAAATAAGGATAAGAAAGTATAAACAAATAAATAAGAAAGTAACAAAACTTTACATACTATATCTTTTTTTGACATAACCATATATATTAATATCAATAGATTAAATCTATTATTAATTTACTATCTCACAACCATGGCATTTTCTAAACCACAAATTAAAGTTGAAGAACAAATCCTTGAGGATTTAATGAACATCATTAATTCCAATAAAAACAAGTCACCTTGGCATAGACCATGGACACCAACAAATCAAGGGAACCACACTAATTTCTTGACTAATCATGAATATAGTGGCGCAAATCCTTTATTACTTGAAATGTATATGTTTAGCAGAGGTCAAGACTTGCCTTTATGGTGCGGTTATTCTCAAGCAAAACAGCAAAATTTTATAGTAAAAAAAGGCTCAAAATGTGCAAGAATTTTAAGACCAAATTTAATCAAAATTGATCTTAAAGATGAAAATGGAAACCCTATTCTTGATAAAGATGGGAACCAAGAATTTATAATTAAAACTAGATTCAAAGGTGCAACTGTTTTTAACATTCAAGATATGGTTGGTAAGGATAGCAAGTCTCAAGCAAAATTAGATAAGATCATTCAAGATTTTAAATCTAATTGCAATAAGAAAGCTAAACCACTAGCTAAAAGATGTAAGCTTGCTCATGACCGTTTAATGATCTTTAAAGATCAATTAGAGGGCGGTCTTAAGCATGGTTCAGATAGTGCATACTACCGACCTAGTTTGGACCAAGTAGTTATGCCTGATAGATCAACTTTCAAAAACGATGAAGCTTATCTATCAACACTTGCTCATGAATTTAGTCATGCAACTGGTAACACTAAAAGGTTGGATAGAGCTTGGCTAAAAGGTTACTCAAAAAGAAGTAATAGAGCATTAGAGGAATTAACCGCAGAATTTTCTAGCTTGTTAATTTCTAATAGACTACAAATAAGTTGTGATACTCAAAATCATGTATCTTACTTTGAGTCTTGGATAAGTGCATTAGATGGTAAAGCATCAAACTTAATGAAAGTTTTCTCAAGTGCTGTAAAATCTGCTGACCTAGTAGTGGGCGAGCAGTAATACAGATTCTTTCCTAGAGGGCTTTCTAGCCCTCTCTGAAAGGCTCTAAAACCTTTCACTTGTAAACCTTAATTACGGAACCACAAACATGCCTATTACAGCACACACACACTCAAGACCTGACGAACATTTAAGAGGTCAATTTTTCGAGAATTACTCACACTTTGCAAGTCATGGAATGAGTACTCATTTAAACCTTAAAGAATTAATTATTAAATCTTTAAATCATACTTTAACTTGTGATTCATTAGGTCATGAATTAGCTTTTGAAGTTGCTAAAAAAACAATTAACAAAGTCTCTTGTAATCTTAATGATTATATGTTCATGTATGTTACTGATGATTTTAAACTAGCTTTTAAACATCAACTTACTAGAGAATATGTTTTTATAGATTACATTTAGAACCACAATGAATAAAGAAAACAAAATCAATGAAGCTTTTAATAAAGCTATCAATAAAGATGCTATCAGTAAATTAGATTTAAAAACTCTAAGAAAGCTTGATAAAATTCTTTCAAAAATTAAATATTAAATTAAATAAAGTCAACCTTAGAAAGTCTCAACTTTTTAGGGTTGACATTTTTTTATGCTTGGATAATAATAGATATGGCTATGTGTAAAAACTTAGCTGTTAACCACACTTCAAAAAAGGAACCACTTATTATGTCAGCACATTTAACTGATCAAGATTGCTTAAATGCACTTGCAACACTTTGGTATGAATACCACAAGCTACCAAGAAGTGAAGCACCACAACAAGCACTAGAGAGAGCTTTTTGTATAGCACCTGAAGAAGTATCTACTAAGCTAGGTTACTTTGAACAACAAAATGAATTTAGGGCTAGGGCTGAATCCTTAATTAAGGCTCAACAGCCTGTATATAAAGGTCTAGCAGCTTGTAGGGTTGTTTATGATCTATTACTTAATGAGAATGTAAGAAGTTTACAGGCTCGTTATCCTGAAGACATGAAAGAACCACTACAAGATCGTATTTGGTATAACGAATACGATTTTAAGAAGTCATCAACCGTTACTAAATGGGTATCAGAAAGAGATAGTAGAGGTTTGCTTATGGTATGGCAAATGCTTCAAGGGTGGAGTTATCAAAGTTGCGAACACTACGAATATAGAAATTCTGTTGCTTACCAGATAGAGCAGCAAATCCAATACGCTATATTAGATTTGCTCAAAAAAAGACATTGCCCAGATCAAAAAAAAGATCGGGTTTGGACTACTTGGAAAGACCCAGAACTAGATTCTAACGTTGTTTGTATCTCGGATATGTTCTAATGACTAAAAAAATACCATCAAACTTGATAGCAAATCTATCATACGAAAATCTCAAACCTAAAGATATGACTAGATCAAAGTATCAAATCCTTACAGAACTTGATTGCATATTGCACAGAGCTGTACAACTTACTGATAGGTGCTTTACTATCTTTCCGCCCTCTGATGAAGAGGGCAATCTTTTACTTGATGAAACCATTGAGTACTACAAAAAAGAAATTATTAAAACTGTCAACCAAATCACAACGGAGGAACCACAATGACATTAACAAAAGAACATCAACAAATCTTAGACGCATTTGTTGATACTGATTTAGAAACTGAAGGTTATAACAATCAAGGTTTCTATATGTGTTCAGAGCAACGAATACGATATGTTCTCGTAACTCTAGAGTTATCTCCTGAAAATAGATTCTATAATTGCGTAGAGTTTATTTATGCAGACCCAGTACACAGTACTGACGCTTACACCAAGGTCAATAACCCAGAGCTATTACAAGAGCTTATAGACATGGACTATGACGCTCTCGAACAATACGTTTGTCGTAACAATTTCGAGTGGTTAGGAGATGACTTCGACCACATGAATGAGTATCTAAGTTTTGTATCTGATATGCAAGACAAGTGGCAATTTATCCAAGGGGATATTTGTAATGATGATGAATACATGGAGATCATCAAGCAACCTTGGATACTAGATAAAGAAAGAGGTTACAAGAGTGACAACAAGTATGAGATTGCATACAAGATTCTTTCAGAGTATGTAAATCCAACTATAAACAAACACGTTAAAAAAAGACTTGAAGCTATAGGAGTAAGCAACTAATGGATTTAATGAATAGTCTTTTAGACTTTGCAGAAGAGCATTGTACTAATGAAGTGCTTGAGGAACTTAAACCAGTTCTAAATATGTACGAGAAGTATGAAAGCTTAATGAATACTACAAGTATTCAACCACAAAAAACTACTAAAAAGAATTACGAAGAACCACATTTATTATTTTGTGTTGATGACCCAACTGATCGTGAAGATCACGAAGTTATTTTTACAGCTACTAAACGTGGAGTTGACATTAAATTTATTTTTCCTATAGATGGAGAACATTTTGGAGAAGATTATTTTATGACTCACGAAAAATGTCTTGAATATCTTGAACAATTGCCAAAAAACTGGCATCACTTTACGGAGGAATCACAATGAAAACTTACAAAGTTGAATACAAAGAAACAAACATCCATCACTTTATCGTGCCAGCTAAATCTAAAAGAGAAGCTGTGCAATTTATTAAAGATAGAATTTATTGGGATTTAGACCCAATAGATGAAACCTCTGACTCTTGGGGTGTTAAAGATATAGAAATTCTTGACAAATTGCCAGTAAATCTTAAAGATAAAAATACTTCTAGATGGTGGGAAAGAGTACAGGACAGTAGAAAAAACTGGCTTAAAGTTAAAGAAAAAAAAAGATTAGCCAAACAAGAAGAAGAAAACAACAAACTTAGAACTGACTTTTAAACATGAACTTTATGGAAGAGATTAACAAAGAAACTCAAGCCATGCTGAAACAGATCAGCATACGAAAGGCTGAGAAAACAAGCAACGCAAAGAAGCGGATAGCTGAATTAAAAAAACTTATTAAATTCTGGGAGGAATCAGAATGAATGAACAAGATTGTGATTACTGTGTTAGATGCGGTTGCGATTTAACACATATGGATGATGGGGATGACACTTGTTGCTGGTGTATAGAGTTAGAAAAGGAGGAGAAAAATTGAAGTGTAGCAAGTGCGGTTCTCTTGAATCAACAGTAAACAATTCTATTAAAAGAAATGGTACTGGCACTAATCAGAAGAGTACGACACCGTTTGTATGGCGGTCTCGTACTTGTTCTTCTTGTGGTGCAAAATTTTCTACAAGAGAATATACAACTCAAGGTTTAATAGACTTTGGTAAAAAAGGTTATCTTGAAATGATAGATGACTTAATGACAGATTAATTTTATTTAGAACCACTATGAAAAAAAAAATTCCAACGCTATCAGAAGCTACTCGGATAGTGTACAAGAGACAGTACAACGGTACTGATTCAGCCAAGAATTTTCTTGTAGCTATGAAGCATAACATTCAAGCTATAGGAGACATAAGAGTAGATAAAATTACAACACCTGTTGTAAATAAAATGATGGATTACTTACTCTTCAAATTAAAAAATAGTAAGGCTGTTGTTAATACAAAACGAGGTTATTTAAAAACAGTTTTAGATCACATGATTGATGACGGATACATTGATAAAGAAGTAAGACTACCTAAAAGACACAAAGCAAACAAACCAAAGGTAGAATATTTGACTAAGGATATGGAAGAAGAATTATTAAATTATTTATGGTCAAAAGATTTTGAAGCTGTTGATATTGTTACTTGTTTAATTGACTTAGGTTGCAGGGTTAATGAGTTACTTGGATTAGAAAAAAGATTTATTGATTTTGAAAATAATCAGATAAATTTTAATGAGAGAAAAAATGATAATGCTGTAGCCGTTCCTATGACAGATAGAGTTCAATCAATTATTAGACCATACTATAGAAAAGCTAGAGATTTTGATAAGGTATTTAGTCTTAAATATGACCAGCTCAACGGTATATGGCAAGACGCTAGAAAGTCGTTAGGCTATGCCAATAAAAAGTTTTATACCTTACACCTATGTAGACATACAACAGCCAGCAGATTAGTACAACGTGGGGTTCCTTTGCTACTTGTTAAGGATTGGTTAGGGCATGAAGATATAAAGACTACCATGATCTATGCACACCTACAGCCAAGAGCCTTACATTCTGTTGTAGGTGTATTGAATGATTGAGCCAAGCAAGAAACAACTAGAGCTAGAGCAAAGTATCTGTAGTATCTCAGCCTATAACAAGATCAGTAAACAAAATAAAAATATAGAAAAAGGAAAAGAATCTGAAAATTATTATGCGAGAAATTTAATTGAAGCAGGTCTCGATAAGCTTACAAAATATCTTAAAGAACATATTAAAGTTTCTTTTACTGGTAAAGCTGGAAGGCAAGTTATATCTGCAATATATCTTGCAAAGTTTCCTGACTTAGATGTAGTTTCTTTTATTGCTTTCAAACAAATTATTGATTGTATTAGCGTACAAAAAACTACAACGCAAACTGCTATAAAAATAGGTCAAATGTTAGAAGATGAACTTAGGTTTACTGAATTTGAAAAGCAAGACCCTAAACACTTTCAAGCTATAAAAAAACATACAAGAGATACTAACCATGATGGCTATAAAAAACGTGTGATGGTACACCACATGAACCGCAAAGGGCATACGTTTGAACCTTGGCCTAAGTCTATAAAAATGAGAGTTGGATTGAAGCTTATAGAACTTACAGCTATGAAATTAAAAATGATTAAATTTATTAGTAAAAGAGTTGGTAAAAGTACAACAAGTTACGTTGTATTTACTGATGTTTATATGAAATATATACAGCAGGGTAGAGCTA